AGGGCATCACAAACATCACAAGGCTGGTGACTATCGCTGTTAGAACTTTCATTATTCACCTTTCTGATACCACTGATACAGGAGGATGTAGATACAACCGAGCGCCACGGCTCGAATCAGGATGTCTGCGCCCATTAGATTGCCTCCTCGCAGGTGCATTCCTCGCCGTAGTTGGTCACGGCCTCGCACTTCTCGCACCAGATAGGGTCGGGGAACTCCATCGACCAGTCGGTGTAGAGAACATCCTTACTCATTAGTTTGCCTCCGGTGTCCACAACGGACTGATAGGAGCAACGGGAGTTACCTCCTCGGGAGTAGCTTCGACTTCGATGGTCGAGAACTGATCGGCGATAGCCTTTGCCCAGTTGCGCTCCTCTTGTGGCAGCCTGGTGTCGTGCGCCGTCCACAGCAGAGCGTTCATGATGATTACAAGCGCATCCTTATTAAAGCTGATGCTGATGTTGTTACTTTCGGTCATGCTTTTTATCCTTTGCCATAGTACGGATTACCTTATCGCGTCGAAGGTCATCCATCCAATCAAGAACAGATGCCGACGCCAGCCAAAGTACAAAAGCAGCCATCATTCCAGCAACTATTCCCCCGAGAACCATCGGATGCGAATGCCCGATTTTCTGCACTGCAATAATGAGTAGACCCAGTACTAAAGCTCCTGAACCTATGAATGCTATCGTCACTAATAAAGCTGATACGTAGTGTGTGAACTTTCTATTCATGCTGCAACTCCCCAAATGTTAGCCATCCTGTTTGATGGTGTTTTCTTCTTGCCGATACTTTCGACGAGACCTTTATGGTACAACTCGACCCTCCTAGGACGGACGGTATTCTCCGATAAACCAAGGTGTGCAGACAGTTCAAGATCCGTCATTCCACGGACTGCGAGAGCCTCATAGACCATGTTACGGATGCTTTCGGCGGCTGTAACCATGGAGATTGCTGCTTCGACGCTAGTGTCGGAGTGACCCTGCGCTGGTAGCGTCTCGAAATCTGCAACGTCTGCCAGGAAGTAGTGGTGTGCGGTCGCCCACACTAGGTTGTAGGCATCCTGCAAGACCTCACTGTCGTAGGTGTAGCACTCCCCTTCGACAGTGATAATCCCTGCCTTGACTAATGCAGCTCGCCATAGACGGTCTGCGACCACGCCGTACCTAGCCCTGTACTCGGGATTAGGTTGTGGCGCGCCTACTAACGCTCGGTTAAGCGTGTCAATGTTTGGTGTTGTTACTTTCATCGTTGTCCCTTACTAGTTGGAAGGCTTCAAGCCTCATGTTGTTTGCTGGACACCGATGGGTGACATCTGTGGCCAACGCTTGTACCTTAGCATTACATTTTTTGCAGACGAAGCTTCTAAGCTTGCTCATTCATAACCTCTACGATTCCGTTAATGATCCACTCTACTACCGGAACAGCAACGGCGTTACCCATCTGCTTGTACCGGTGGGAATCTGCTTGGTCTGCTGTCCATCCATCGGGGAACCCCTGCAAGCGTTCGCACTCCATAGAAGTAAGTCGACGCACTGCTCCTGTGGTAAAGAGCGTTTGGTTGTTGCCGGTAGCAAGCGTCAGAGACTGGTCATACTTAATCAACGGCACCTTGCCCCCTCCGTCCTTGCCTTCTCGCATAGTCAGCAGCGCCGGTATCTCGATGTGGGCAACAGCGTTAGGGTGCGCTCCAGCAGGCTCCATAACGCCCATCCCATGAGAAGTGACGCCCAGTGCAGGACTGTCTACCCCACTGATCGGATCCTGCGTCATGTGAAAAGCGATTGGCTCTACAATAAGGTCGGTAGCATCTTTCCAGTCACGTGCTTTGGTTGTGGAGAATGTTCCATCGTCGGCATAATCTCCGAACCCGACCATGCGGTTGACTATCGGCTCTAGCCCATCTCCACCCGTGACCGTAGCGCCCTGTCTAGCGTCTCGGGCAGGTTCGTCCCCCTGCGCTCCGCTCGACGAAGTATCCCCTCGCACGCTCTGACGCTCAAATAATACTTTGGCAACACTGGTGATGTCTCCAGCACGTCTCGCAACGATGAAGACACGGCGCCTCCGCTGGGGAACTCCGAAGTTTTGCGCGTCCAGCACTCGCCACCCAACGCCATACCCCCTGTCAGCCAGCGCACCGACAACTGCTCCCATGTCTGCCCCTCCTGAACTTGTAAGTAGACCAGGGACGTTTTCGAGGACGACCCACTCCGGCTCCGTCTCGTCGATGAGACGGGTGATTTGCCAGTAGAGGCCGCTTCTCGCTCCATCCAAGCCAGCTCTCTTTCCGGCGATTGAGAGATCTTGGCAGGGGAACCCACCTGTAAGTATCCCTCGACTGGGAGTGAAGCCTGATTCTCTAAGTTGTCCACCTGTTACCTCCGTAACGTCATTAAATAGTTTCGATGTTGGGAAATGCTTTTCGAGAATGCCTCTCGCGTGTTTGTCAATCTCGACTGATGCTACGACCTGAACCCCTGCACGTTCCATGGCAAGGTCAAAGCCGCCGACACCAGCAAATAGTGATACTCCTGTTAGTTTCATGCTCTACTCTTTAGCACATCATCTAGCACCGTTGCAAGCGCTAATCCAAGTTTCGGCGTCCTAACGTCTCCGACTAGGTACAATGCATAGCACCAAGCCATCTCATCGGTATCAGATTCGATAGCCCTAGACGCCCAGATAATCCAAGGATCCATGGAGTTTAACGCCTCGGGTAGTAGTGGCTTATCGCCACCCTCAAACACTCGCTCGAACATACGGTCTCGCCATCCCTTGACTACGTTGTAGTTAAAGGTCAGCTCGGGCTGGAGTGAGATCTTGCCCTCGTACCTGTCCTGAATCATTAGGTCGAACCACTTGGCAGCCAGTACCCTTGCGTCGGATGGCAGTAGTTCGCCATACTCTACGGTTGGAGTGACCTCGCCAAAGAACGCCTGTCCGTCAATGTGGTGGTACTCGCCATCAACATCGACGCGAAACAGACGTGCTGGGAGGTTGCGCCATGGGATACTGTCGCAGACGCGAGAGCCAGGGTAGACGTGATATCCCTTCTCCGAGCCGCTATTGACTGCTACTTCACCCAGTTCTGGCCAGATGGTACCCCAGATGGGGTCTACCATGTCCCTGTTTAGCCATTTGTACCACGCCATTACAAGTCCGCACCTGCTGGATGCTGAATGTTCATGAGCAAGTTACGGAGTTGCCATGTCTCGTCGATAAGCCACTGAATCTGGTCAGTCGTGATGGACTGATCCTTGTACCAGTTGGTCTCGATTTCTAATAGGGCGTCCTCCATTATGCCTCCACCGTCACAAACGTATGGTCTGCGGTGCAATCAGTCCACTTAGCGGCCGCTTCGAAAGCCACCGTGATACGTAGACGTGATGGGCCGTAGTCCTCGCTGGAGTAGAGGGAACCGAGAGCGAACTGGGCGCCGGAGCCGATGGCATGAAAGTCACCAAAGATGGCGATGTGTCCGAGGTCAGGCTGAATCTCGAACCATTGACCGGAGTACCCGATAAGGAACGTAGTGTCCTCATTCTTAAACTCTGCCTCGCGCCATGCCTCTGCAATCGCCGCTGTCATGTCATGGATGTTGCAATCGGGACTGTCAACATCTAAGTCCTTTAGAGCTTGGACGCCTAGTTCCCCTCCTCGCCACGAACCGGCGAAACCGATAGCGACTGAACTACCGATTCGGTAGACCTTGGGTGTGTCTGTTACCACCATGGTCTGTCCGTCTGATGCTGACTTGTCGCCAGCTATGTAGAGATCAACTCCATTTGTGTATCCGATAATGGTTGTCATGAAAACTTCCCTGGTATTGGCCCTGTGTAGGGGATTACTTCGTTGCCTGGCATAAATACTTTGCCACAATGGTTGCAGATAACACGGTCTCTGCCTACCGATGAAAGGTGTAACTCCCATCGGTGCTGGTCTCGCATACTCGCTGCAAGGTCTTCTCGACGCTTACGCGCCTCACTAGTAGTCATTAGAAAGGCTCATGTCCGTCAGGAACTGCCTTGGTGTTGAGTTCGTCAATCCATGTCGACGCCTCTGCCTTGGTCAGTTCTTCTGGTGCCTTACTCCAACGTGCCTTAGCCTCGGCTACGCCGTCCTTGCTCTGACGCTTGAGAATGGTCGACAGCGCCTTGAGTTGTGCTGGCGATGCAGTCTCGGTCGATGATGCCTTGGGTCGCTCGGAGTGAGGAGCTGGCAGGGGAGCAGAAAACTTCTGGGCGTAGGGTGGGTTACTGGCGGCATTGCCATCATCGTCCACGTCTGCTACGAGACCTAGTGCGGCCATGTAGGAGTATCGACGAGCATAAGTAACTGCTGATCCTTGCGCCTGTGGGTCATCCTTAATCAAGTGCAACTTCATCGTATGGGCAATGAACTGACCAGATGAGTGCAGAAGGTAGGTCGTGAGTGCGTCCGTACCGTCCTCTGCTTGTCCGATGAACTGACTGATTGACAGACCGTACTTGGTAAGGACTGGCGTAGCAGTCTTGACTACCTCGGGGAGTGCAGCGTAGGTGGACTTAAAGAAAGGGTTTTTGCTTTCTTTAGGCACCGCTGAAAACTCTGCCTGGGCCTTGGCGAGCGCGCTCGCCAGCTCGTTGATTTGTTCTGACTTCATTACTTTCCCTCTTTCGTTAGGACTTCAAGGCCATCATAGACCTTCTGTAATACATCTCGAATCTCACGGGCGTAGATTGCTACTCCTGTGTTTGATGACTTAGCCATCTCTGCGTAAATCGTGGTGATGCTGTCAACGGCATCGGCAAACAACCGGAAATCGTGAACGGCGCTCATCGTGCCACCTCCACGATGCCAGTGCCATCTGCAATGCAGGTCTGCTTAAAAGCGCAGTAGTCGCATTTCCAGTATGGACGTGCCGCTGACGGATCAAGGTTACGGAGTTCCAGCGTACCGTCATCGTTGAGACCTTCGACAATGACGGGCTTTGACAACCATCCCTGCTCGGCCGCATCGACCAAGTTCTCCTGACGGCGAATCTCTGCTTCGGCCCACGGCATCCAAACAGCCTTGGGGATGTGCCACTCTGCAACGAATCGACCGATGGCATCAAGACCTGCTCCAGCACCGACCGTCTTACTCACGGCTTCGAGGGCGATAGCACCAATGATTAGTGTGTCGCAGTCGTGGGTGTAGGCATTGAGTGCAGCTTGGAGTACGGCAGAGATGCGTGGCCCCTCGGGGTTGGTCAACTCTTTAGTGCGACGCTTGAGGCCGATGGACTTCTCGAAAGCAAAGCCACCCATCGTCTTAAGTTCAAACAATGCACGACCACCCTCCCAGTTAGGGATGATTGCCGTGATGACCTCGCCGTCAAGAACACCGTCAGATGACCCTGATGTGATGTTGCCGATGCGACCCTTGGGTTCAAACACTGCGCCAGGGTAGCGTCGACCAATCGCGTCTTGCACCCATTCGTGAATCTCTGTTCCAAGTGTTGTCACCCAGATAGCAGGTGCGTCAAAATCGTTTGTTACTTCGTACTCAAGTGCTTGGTATCCGAGAGCGCGTGAACAATCTCCTGCGCTGCTGAATCGAAGCTTGGTGTCGAATGCTTTTGGCTTCGGCCCCTTTGAGTTGTGATCCTCGATTAACTCATGGATGAGTGAATCGGTGAGAATCGGTGACACTGGTGTACGCCAGTCTGACATGTAATGCTCCCTTCATATGGTGAGGGCATCACAGTACACCAGGGTTATGACATTTGCAAGTCATTGGTTAGGAGGGGAGCTAGGCGATGGGACAAACAAGAAAAACCCATCGCCCAGCTCAACCCAACGGCAGGAAGGGACGTACTGCCACTAGTGATTGTAGCACATAGTTTTAGTGCTTATTCAAGTTTGGGTATTTCTTTGCCAAAAACTTTTCTAAAGGAACGTTCTCGTATCGCCGACACAGATAGTCCAAACTAACGAACATGGGGTCGTAGGATCCATTGCGAACCTCATGTTTGACGACAATGCCGCGCCAGTGAGCATTACCCTGCGGCCCCTTGTAATCCTCATCATGTAGGTAACACGCCCCAGCGACCAGACCATGTTGGCTTGCTCCTGCGACAAACCGGAGACCATACATAAGCGTCTGTTGATGCCCCATCGTGAACGAATGCCCAATGCTCTTGAGACGTGATTCAACGTTGCCTCCAAGCGGCTTGCCCGTCATGGGGTTGTAGAAGAAATGGGAGTAGCCCACTCCGTCCAGCCATAGGATTTCTTTGAACGGTTTTACTTGCCATCCGGTACGGACGTAATCAAGGTCATCCGTGGAGATAACACCTTCGAGCTGGGCGTCACCTTCGACTGCTCGGTTGATTCGATCTTCGTGATTACCGAGGAGGATGTATCGCTCGGGGTGCCATCCCTTGTGCTTCGTCCTGGCGCGTGTCTTATTGAGTTCGACCATCGGAGCGTTGAGGATTGCCCATGCGCTGTTAGCGGCTTTGATGTCCTCGGTGTAGCGCCGGCCCTCCATGGATTTCTTGCCCTTGTCGTACATCGAGAGCGAGGGCATGTCGGCATGGTCGCCAAGGTGAATGATGCGAACATCCTCATCTCGAAACTCGTCGACGAGGTACTGCCCTATCCAGCGAAGGTGGTCAGTAGGGACGCCGGCCTTAGCCTGCGTGTCCGGTATGACAACGTGAGTTATGGGCTTCATGCTCATTACAAGCCGAAGTCTAACACATCCTTTAGCTCTTGTGGGGTAACGGTGTAAATGTCAGGCCATAGGCCCTTGCGCACCCACCCACCGGTTCGGAGGGCCTCTGCCACTAAAGCGGAGCAAATCCATGAACCTTCGCTACGGAATGCAGGGAACCATTTGGGAGTAATAATGTCGATAGCAATGTTGAGAATGGTCAGCCATCCGTAGGGTTTGCCCACATTCTGCTCGCAGAAAACAAATACCTTCTCAATGTCCACATGTTCAGGGAATGGCATAAGCCAAACCTTGCCGCCAGGGGCTACTTCGTCTAGGGTGCGAGTACTGGTTACTCCACGTGCCTCTGCCTGCCAGACCTTGCCGGATGGGTGGACGATGAAAGCGTGGTTGACAACGCCCTTGCGGAACCGTAGGCGCTCCCCCAGACGGATGAGGCGACCGATTAGTCCTTGGCTCCGGCAGAAGCCGATTGCGCCGTTTGCTGGTATCTCCACCTAAACCTCCTTAGAGGGCGTTAGAGAGGCTTCTAGGGTGCTTAGACGGGCTTCTAGCGCATCTAGGTCAGCGTCCTGGCGCACGTCTGTAATGTCGTCAATACCCTTGTGTCCATGGTGGGTGGCGATGTAGGTCGAGACCCCTGCACTAAAACAGCAGGCAACGATGACGCCTAGGTGAAAGTTGTCGATGGCGAACTTGGTAGCAACAATGTTGGCAAGATAAAATGCCATTTCGGTCACGGCAGCGATTGTGGATCGACCACGTGCCTCGGCCTGAACCATTAGTACGGCAAAAATGTTCGCTACAAAAAGCGAACCGGAGGCAATAAGGATTTCTTTCACTTGATACTTTCTTGTCCCTTGTGGTAGGAAATGTGGTTTTCCAGTTCGTGCTGGGTGTCCTTCACCATGGTTTCGATACGGTCAACGGCATCTCGAAGGCTGGTACCGGAGTTGGGCTTAAGTTCGTGGCGAATCTTCTGCCAGAGCAAGCGACCTAACCATGCAGTTAAAGCGAGCGCAGGAGCCGTAGCCGTTGAGTAGTTGGCAAGGTCTCCCCAGTGGAGTGAACCCATCATGCGGCGTACTCAATCTTAGGCCACTTTTGGGTGGTGTCATAGCGAAAGTACTGAACAGGTCGATGGTCATCAGAGGCCCTACAAAAACTGGGGTCGCCCTCTTGTCCAAGACTGACGAGTAGTGGGTTCTTGAGATCCTTTTGCACGACTACGGCAACATGCTGGGTCGAGAGAGGTTGACCAACGTTGAAGATTGCCAGGTCGCTAGGACGCGCCAAGGCAGCTGGAACCCTGCGCCCATTCCGAGCAAGGGTTTCCGTATTGCCATAGCCGTTGTAGTGGTACACGGGGCCGTTGGGGTCGCCAGCACCGGCTACCCGATAGCAGAGCGCCGCAAAGCTGGAACAGTCAAACTTCATCACCTTGCTGATGACGTACTGAACCGGACGGTATTGCAGGTAGTGAAACAGTTTTTTGTTATGAACTGCCCAGACTGCGAACCAGCCGATATCGTTTGCTACATCTTTATTTGCCATTATGCTGATAGTCCAATCACGAATAGACGGTTTTGAGCTGCCGTAGGCGTAGTGCCAGTGCAGTTAAGGTTGACGGTTGTGGCAGTCGTGGGGACACCTTCGACCGCATAAAACGTGACTATGGTAGTGTATTGCCCCGTTGCCGTAAGTGTCGATCCAACAACATTTAGCGTAGTAGAGGCTCCAAAGTCAATATTGGCGTTGTAGGTGCCAGCTCCACCTTGGATGTACCGTACCCCTACGACTACATACTTAGTGAACCCAGATACGGAAACCGTTGCCGAAGTGTTGGCAGTCGTGGAAGTAGCGATAAAAAGGTCTGCAATCGCAGGCAGGAGGGACGCTATTGTTTTCCACGATGGGGCTACGCCGGAGCCATTTGATGTCAGCACCGAGTTGTTAGCGCCGATAGAAAGACGAGCAAGGCTATTAACGGCATCGCCGTAGAGCAAGTCTCCAATAGCAGAGATGTTGCCAACTGTTTCAGAAACGGCGTAGTTCGCTTCGTTTAGGTCAGTCGCTGTCATCACGGGAACGACTGTCGTACCGCTGGCATGGTACTGATCCGAGGTGCCATCCTGACCACGTGTGACGGAGACAGTAACGCTACCCGAGGCCCAGTTGTAGTCTGCTGGGCCAACTAGAACCTTCTCCTCGGTGGATGTGCCGTAGCCAATCGAGAGGTAGAACGCCGTGTTATTAGGCGATGCGCCTCCTAGACCGTTCCAGGACGTATCGGTTCCAGTAATCGTGACGGTGGTGGCGCCAGCGTTAAGTGCAGCGGAGATGGAGGCCGCTACTGCGCCGCCAACATAGCTTTTTCGGGTGTATGCCATTCTTCTATTTTACTTTCTAATAAGTAGGTTGGGGGTCAAGGGTAAAGCCGTTGATGGTCTTCATCTTGATAATGAGGTTCCCACGGTATCCACCTTGGAAGTTGTCGCGTCGCTCATAGGGAACCCATCGACAATCCGTGATAATCACGTCTGCACTGATTGGGCCTTCAAGGTAGGAGATGATTTGCTGGCTTCGACGGAGGCTGTCAATGTACATGTACTCCTCGTAAGGGTCATACGAGTAGTCAATACCGTTCACATTCACTACATCTGCAAGGTCGATAACTTGGGTAATCAAAGTCTCGGTAGCAATGGCTGGCGCCGATCGGAGTGTCCAACGGGTCACTTGCGAGCCAGATGGGGCAGCCTCTAGGACAAGTTTCACATTGAAGTATTCGCCACGGGGGGAAGGTGTGATCTGATAGTCCGAGGACGTAAGGGGTGGAGGCATCATTGCCGTCAGGGAGAAGTCTCCATCATTTGTTGAGAGATAACCGTACACATTTCCTACCGACTTGGAAACGTTGAAGTGGATGAAGGCAGCAATCTTGTCATCGGGGATGCCGTAGGTGATTCGCCCACTATCCATAAACCCTGACGTAACGTAAGTAGTCGCCTCCGTGTAAATGCCATCTCCTACAATGGACATCAACGGGCCATTTGTGATGGGACACCAATCTAGGTTCATTGAAGTAGCGGTCGATTTGGTAATCATCAGGTCGCTGGCATACGCTGGCTCTAGGTTGTCGACAAAGCTGGCAAGATCCATGCGACCAAGGCCGCTAGATATGCCGTCGTAGTTGTTCCACGTAAACCATACATACTGGCCGTTGCCGGTAAAACCTGTGACGGGTCGGGTGACCTTCTCATTAAGAGCAGGGATTAGTGCGCCAGCAGTCAGGTAGTTGTTCTGCGAAGGTTGTGCCATACGGACGCCATGGTTAGACCCGATAAACATGAAGTTTAGGTAGCCATAAAGTGCCGTAACGTATTCACCGCTTGTAAGAGGTAGAGCCACGATAGGAACGTTTAGGTTGCTACCAGTGATTCCTGCATTGTAAGTCGAGAAGTAGACTGCGCCATTCTTGTACGAAGTCAACGATGGAACTGATCCTGCCATGTAGACAGCACCCTGGCAAGTGGCGAATGAAGTCCAGCGGAAACTAGATGAGGGGTGCGACCACAAAAGCACCACGTTGCTACCTGTGGTAGCCACATAAAGACTTGAGTTAGCAGCGCAGATTAGTTTGTCAAGTTGCCACGATACGGCGTAAAACAACTTTGATGGTTCATGGAGACTGGTTTGCTGGGTGGTTGACCCTACGCTCCAAGACTTGATGTGGTCGGTGCCATCCGCTACCCATACGTAAGTACCGTTTGTAGTGATGTCTGTACCGATGACTGACGTAGTGCCGTCCTTGACCTCTTGCCAGGAGGAGTAGTCAGAGGTGTAGAAAACGCCAGTCGAGGTCACGGCATAGACGTAGACCCCAGCTGCGATAGTCTTAACCAGCGTTCCACCTGGGCCTGTCTTTTGTACAGTGTCGTGGAGAAGTGAGAGTTCCCACTTAGTCCATGGGTTGATTCCCTTAGACTTGTAAAACCGGTTAGAAACGGATAGAGGACGGTCAAGAAACAACTGTCCTGAACCTAGGCTCCAGTCGTTCTGCTCACGGCGCCAGAGGCCGTCCGTGTTAACGGTACCTTCACCAGCAATATTGGTGAGGTTGATTGACTGACGTTGTGCGGCAAATGAGTCGTGGCTAAAAGCGTCTCGACGGAATGCCTCGTAGTTGGTCTCAACGTTGTACCAGCGACCAGCGATGGAGACGGTAAAAACCCCCTTGGGGCTTACATCTCTAACTGATGTGAACGAGTTGAACTTTGCTCCACCACGGTAGGCATTCGAGATTTGAACCACTACCAGCCTCGCAGACGGACGTTGTACTGACGTGCAAGGCGGTCGCCTTCTGCGTCGATACGGGCTTGGCGCTGGGCCATCAGGGGACGAGTGCTGGCAGCAATGGCTCCACTAGGTACGTCAGCTGCCTTACGGCTGTCCGGCTGACCTTCAATGAAGTTGCGCTTAATCTCTCGGCTTGCCATCAACGCTATTTGTGCGCCGAGGACGGGGATGTCAAGTGCCGTGGTGGGCAGGTTGGCTACCGTGATTGGCTTACCATCGCCGTCAAGCGGTACCGTTCCCTTGTAGTTGTAGGGAGCATCCTCTTTGTCTAAGTTGTTGATAGGCGTGTAAGTCACATCGTCCGTGAGGTTGACTAACGGGATGAACGGCGCCGCATAGGTAAGGTACATCGGCAAACCAGGGTATCCACCCTGATAAAGCTGGATGCCTTGACCAGATGGGAAAATACTGTCAGCAGCACCTGCGGCACTAAACATCTGGCGCTGAACACGCCAGTTACGGATGGCAGGGAAGTTATGCGATGGTGGGGCAATACGGTAGTTGACTGACAGAACGTCAAGGAAGTTATTAGGCAGGTCGCCTAGGTCGTAACCCTGAAAGACTGGGTTGAAGGGAATGCTGGTGCTTTCGATACGGAATAAGCCATTGGTAGGCGAGGACAGGTCGAGCAGGTCATCGTTGATGGCTACACCAATATCGAACTTGGTGAACTTGGGGTTGACGTAGACAATGGCACTACGAGCGTGAGCAGTTGCCTTAGATCCGCTGTAACCACGGGCAACTGTGGCCTTAGTGCCATCCCATGATTCAATGTACATAACCTCAAGGTCAACCGACAAGTACCCACCAGGGGTAATCATGTTCGCTTGAACGCCAGACAGTTCGATAGTGGATGTCGTATCATCGTCGATGCTCTTAGTCAACGAACAGGTGATGTCACGCTGTCCTGACAGCAAGCGACGGTAGACCTTCTCGATTAGGTCGCTGAAAGTGGCGCCTTGGGTCGAAGTGAACGTGTAGGTCATAGTACCCCTGATGCTTGCAGTTGAGTTTTAGATTCGTCGATACGCTTGGAGATGTAGGAATCGGTGATTGTGCCGCTCTCGACCTCGTAGCGTGAGTTGGCACGTGATTCAAGTTCGGCCGCACCAACAGTAGATTTGGGTTGCAGACCTTCGGATCGGAGGCGAGCGTAGGCTGGCAAGTCCTTCTCCAACTGCTTCTCATGGTGATTGCGAGTAGCGACATCGCTGTTGCGCGTAGGCATAGCAGACGGCGAGAAGTTGATGTTGCCGTAATACTTGAAGACATCCCCACCGCATTCGCACTTAGTCAGGGAATCATCCGAGAAAGACTGGACAACTTCAAAAATCTTTTGTTCTGCTTGGCAGATGTAATCGTATCTAGGCATTGACCGGCTCCAGGTAAGCGGCGTATCCGGCGTGGACAAGCTCGTTTGCAAGTTCTTGCGATACCATTGTAGTTTCTCCACCCAAAAAGATTTGGACGATAGGGTTCGGCAGGTGATACTCCTCGATGGTGCCGTTCCAGTTGTGGACGTAGGCATAGAGGCCGGAAGGGTCGTTCGGGTTGTAAGGGTAGGGAACATTGGCGTTGCTGTTCTCTGGCGTGGGGTAGTCCTGAACGAATGTGCCATCCTTAAGGCGAAACACGTTGACGTGCCGTTCTCGAATCTCGTAGTGGCGGAAAAGCATGTAGGAGGCGCCACGGCTATCCGGCAGGATGGGTGGGACTACCTTGGTCTTCGGGGTACTAAAGTTGATCATTGGCAATATTGCTTGGTCGCCAAATGAAATGCTTTCGGCCAGTGCAACGTAGATTTTGCGCTGACCGAATACAACATCAGTTAATCCATATGCTTCGGTTACTTTGACTGACTGAAAAGCCGCTGAACCTTGGGCGCTAGAGGCCAAGGTAATCGACTGGCTCACCGATACTGGAAGGGTGACTTGAGCAGTCGTACCCACATTTACTGCAATGGCGTCAGATGCAGTTTTTGTGAACTTACGGTAACTGGCAACACTATCGGAGAGCGTCAAAGTTTGTGCTTGAGCTACGCCACTCTTGGATACGCGCTCGCTAAAGGCGAGGGTATCCGTTGCGGCCGCTAAGTATCCTCCAACAAAAACACCAAATGTCCCAATCGAGGGGGATAAGCTAGAAACTGCTGGGGTGAACTGAACTAAGTTAGTAGAAACAGTACTTACATTTGTCGCCCTAAAGTTTTCGCTGGCAGATCCAAAACGTACAAGAGCATTCGCAGGGATGATGACGCCATCACGAATGTAAAACTGTGACATTCCAGCTGTAACAGGTGTACTAGTTTTACCCACCCAGATAATGCTGGTGGTGGCTAGGTTCAAGTTGACCGTAGATGTGACCGTAATAGTTTTGGTCGTGATGTTGACCGAGGCTAGAGGATAGGCAGCGGCAGTAGCAGCTGGGCCAATCCACACCTTGTAAGTCGTAGCGTTGGCGGCTGTCAGACCAAGAGGCAAAGCCTTTAAAACAAGTGTTTTGCTATTTACCGTTGCGGCAGTAAGGGTTGTTGAACCATTCTCCGTAAAGATTTCTGTGTACTTAATCTGGGGGAAAGCCATTAGACCAAACCACCTAAGAACGGAGGCGAGGAGCCATCAATCGGGTCAGGAGTACCAATAACTTGTGGGACTACTGCCATGGCGTTAACAAAATCTTGAAACGTAACTGTTGCTGGTATTAAGTAAGCCCAGCGGAAATAGGAAATCGACTGTGATCCTGTTGGCACGTTAGGTTCAACATAAACGTAAAGAATACCATTGGGGTTGCCAAAACCGTCGATGACTTGACCGCCACCTGTGATGTTAATAGGCCCAATCACAGAACCATCAGCTCCAGCAAGGATCATTTGCATACCTGATTGGAACCAATCAAAGTTATCGGAGATGACATACAAAATGCTGTCACCGCTAGTAGCGATACCCCTAGCCGCTCGATACTGGTCGGTGGTGATGTCGTTGTAGACAGACTCCCACGCTTGGGCTATGGCAGATGGGTTAGACGAAAACTCTACTGGGCCGTATGGGTAGTTGAACGAAATGCTGTCAGTATTAAAAAACGAACGACCAGAAGCATTGGTATCGCTTAATGATAATGATTGCGATAGTGATCGAGGAAGAATCTGTTGGAGTTTTGGAAAGTCAATAAGGGTAATGGTGGGCCAGGATGTTTGGCCTCCCACAGTGGGGACTACACCGTTAAGGTTAATAACATAACCATTACCAGCATCGTTGATGACCGCATAGTTGATAGGGACGATAGTTGATGTGCCGTTAGTAAAGATAGCGTGAGTAGCATTGGCTACAACGCTGCTAAGGCTACGGACATAGAACCCTGCATCGCCAGCAACAGGAGTACCCGAGTACTGCCATACGCCCAAGCTTACATTGTAAGTAAGGTTGGCGTAAGAGGTGAATGGCGCGTAGGGGCTATCGTTCACCGAGGCTGTATCGCTAGATGCCACGGTGCGAGTTACCGTTGATTTCTCGCCCAGAATGATAGAAGTAGCGTTCATCGTGCTAGAAGCAGATGATGTGATGGTATTGGTTGTGTTGTTAAGCGAGGTGCCTAGCCTGTAACAGATGCGAAGAATGGTGTTAGCGATACCTGTGGGGTTAGTAAGTTGTGTCCATCCAGCAGTCTGACCGTTAAGCAGAGAGCCAGTAGCCATAGTAAATGCTGCCATCTGCCCACCGGAAGGGCCATTAACCCAGTTGGCGGTGTTACAGGCGAGTGAAGTAGCCGTAGCAGAAACGTTAATGTTCTGGTTCTGGAACCACGTCTGACCGCCAGGCGCATTGGTCAGTGTGGTGGCCGGAGTACCAGACATAGAAAGGTCTGAAACTGCGCCAGTGGCGGTTGGGGAGAAGTTAGAGGACGTAGCAGGGGTAAAACTGATAACCGAGCGAATCTGCAAAGTGTTAGTACCCGAAGTAATAAGGTCACGTCCACCAGGCGCGTCAACACCAGAGACAGGCGTACCACCAGTAAAAGTAGTGGTGTTCGTCAGGGTGGCTATTGCGCTTAGATTTGTCCAACCGGAAAACTCTGCGACAATGATCCCGTGTACAGCAGTACTACCAAGGAACATGTTGATAGATGTAGTGGCGCTAGTTACTGTACCTACCCAAGCGGAAACATTGTAAGATCCGCTTACTCCAAGGCGCGTTCCAACACAGGCAAAAGTCGCCGGCCCAGACATGGCCCAACAGTATCCACCGGCCGACTGTGGGGTAAGAGTAAAGACAACAATCTGCCGCCCCACCGTTGGCGTGAAGCCTGTGGTGTAAGTCCAGGTGTTGGCAGGAGCGCCGATTAAACCTGCCGACTGGTTTGCTAGGGCAATAGCCATTTGGCTACGTCCCTTCTACTAGCTCTGGCTGATAGTTTCCGTGACTACCAACTGGTCGTTGATAGCTGAAACGGTCGGAGCAGAGGCAACTTGAGTGCAAAACAGCAGGGTATCAAGGGTCGCGCCACGTGTCGCTTGGGCAATGTACGGAGCATTAAAGATTCCGATTGCATTAACCGTGACTGCGCCAGCAGCCGTAAGCGTCCAAGTAGACGAAAGTGTAATCGTGCTGGTCGTGTTGCTCGCACCGGTAGGTGTTGAGACCGAGGTGACGGCAACGGTAGCCAACTTACGGACAAGACCGTTAGCAGCCAGTTCGTTGAAGGTAGCTTCGGTAGCAGTACCAAATGCAGCACCAGTCCATGATCCGCTGTTCAGGGCAGAAGTAGGGGCAGTCGAGAGTGACAAGTAGTAACCAGGGAGAGGCTGACCAACAATGGTCACGGTGCCAGCTCCGACCGTCAGCGATGTAGTGACTGCACCGCTGCTCTGGGTGTACCAACCGTCGACAGTCACCGAGGTACCGGTCGTGTCTGCCTTAGCAAGACCAACATAGGTTGAACCACCAGTCGTGACGATGATTTGATTACCAAAGGCTACGTTGGTCGACGCGCTAAGCGTCACCACAAGACCAGAAATACCAGTTGTGGCGGCTACGAGGGCATTAGTCGTGCCAGCGGTAGCGGAATAGTTGTAACCAAACAGAGACTTGATAAGGCTCTTTGATCCGTTTTGAGTGATTGCCATTAGTTGTCCTCGGGGTTAACGCGCTCACCTACGGGGCAACCGTAGATAGCGGAAAGTTGTGATTGCAAGTTTTCATTCTCTGACCAGACCCATGATGGGGCGTCAGCAAGTGAGTGTGATTTCCAAATGCCATTGGGGGAGATAATCATCAGTAGTGCATCTGAACCAGGGATGTTCATTTGACCACGGAAAATCTGCCCTAAGACCTCGGGGATGTCTAGGGTTCCAGCAACAGAAACATCATCAGGAAAGTCGATGTATGTAACGCCAACACCGTCTTCTCCGATTGGCTTTGGGTTGCCTAACTGAACCTTCATCGCTCGATGTCTCCATCGGCCATAGATCCAAGGTTTGCGGTATCCGACCAACCACGGCTCGACGAGGTAGTCGTGCGACCAGGTACCCCTTCGCCTACTGGCATGGTTAGCGGCGTCCATCCACCGTTCATCTTTTCGTCAGCAAGTGAGGTAGGGCCAAAGTCCATCATGGCGTAGCCATTGCGCTTGCGGTCGGTCTGTCCGTCACGATTCGCCATTACATGCCCTCACGGGTACGGAATGGGTCAACAGGAGGAACAACGCCGTGGGCATAGCTCAAGACCGTAACGCCCTCTGGGGCGCCCATGGGCATCCCCTTGGAGCGAGCAGTGTTAGCCTCAACGCCACGAAGGTTCTTGGTAGGGCCAGGGTTCTGGTATCCGGCGGTCGTAGGGTTGAGGGTCATGCCCTCGCTCATTCCCTTGGAACCGTCTAACTCCTGCTCGGTAGCAAGGTGTGCAGCTTTATCCATTACTTCATTGCCTTTCGGGTCATGTCGCAGCAACCGCAGTAACAGGGGTCAGGCTGCTGGTCGTACTTGGAATACATGGCGTCGTTCTGACGGGCATACGCTTGGCGATTGAACGTTGATCCTCCAGGGACGCCTGCGCTCTCCATACCCATTGTTAGACCGAGGCTTGTGGGGTTAGCCATTAGTTACCTTCTTCGTGGTCGGGGCCGTACTGCTCTGATAGGGGAACTGGAGTGCCATCCGCTGTGGTCAAACGACCGCAGATGAGACACTGGTGTTCATGAATCAACTCCTGAATCTCTCGGGAGCCGCATGATCCGCAACGGATGGTCACTCTAGTTACCTAACTACTACTGGTCTGCTGGTGCAATGTTGGGGTCGTTGTAGGTCAGCGATGAGGTGCTGGCTACGGCACGAACCGATGCCTTACGGAAACCACTGTAACCACCGAGCCAGTACCAACCAAGTGGTACGAAGCGACGGAGGTAGTCGGTGATAGGACCAGGAACAATGTGAGGAACGGCACCGTTGCCATCGACAATCGAGTGAGCCTTAGCAAGACCCTGGCGACCCATGCAGATTGACAAGTACACGTCACCGGCAGGGTTGCCCGAGAGGCCCGAGTTCTGCTGGTCAGCAGGAGGCGTGAAGGAACTGTCAGCGTAGACAGGCGCACGTGGGGTTTCGATGAAGCGGAAACCTTCGAATGCACCCATTTCACCCGACCAGATTTCACCTGGCTGCGAGTAGACGTGGGGGAGGCGCCATCCGGCGGCTCCGGTGTCCTGCTGGATGTCGAATACTACGTCGGGGTGGACGTAGGCAACGTAGAAACCACCAAAGGCAGCAACGTTGCTTGCACGAAGCGCAGCGCGCTGCTTAGCAAAGTCGGAACCCTTGGCCGTAGCACCCGTACCAGTGAAGGTCGTGGAGACGTTGGATCCACCGTTGGTGCCACCCGTAGGAGTACCGGTGACGGTAGCGGCAAGCGTACCGGCGCCAGCGTTGTTCCAGTAGGAAGAACCGTTGGTCATTACGAAGTCACGGAGGACGTTACGTGCAATGCTGTCAAGGGACAGACCAGCGTTGTAACCGATTACGTTGGCGACAACTGGGTCGATTTCAACGAATGAGGTTCCACGGAGCTTAGCGGTTGTGAGTACGGCGTTACCGTATTCAGCCAACGAAACCGTGACAGTGCTGTCGCTAAGTGCAACAGCGGAAATGTCGCTGACTTCGGAGATGGCAGTGGAAGCGACTGGAAGGTCGTTAACAATGGTGAACTGAACCGACGAACCAGGCATTGACTGGGCGGTCGGCATGACATCTGCGGCTTGGTCAAAGTAAAGCTCGGGACGGAGTGCGAAGTATGCAAGCCGGTCGTAAGCCTTCTGTGAAAAGTCGAGACTGGAAACTTGAGTGATTGCCACTTGAGATTCTCTTTCTATGAAGGGTTAAAAAACGGGACTAAAAACTGCCAGGAGGAGTAATACCGAGTTCGGGATTGCTTCGAGCAAACTTTGTGATCACGGCCATTGCATCCTTTTCCGAGTTGGCATCTCCCATTTCGGCAAGAAACGCTTGTCCAGCATCTACCGGTGGATTGCCACCAGCACTGGTTGCGGCTCCTGCAACGCGACGGAAACTGTCGAGTTCGGAATCTGACACGGAGTTGTCTTGACCTTGATGGTCGGAGTTACCAAGTACCCCATACTTTGCAGCTTCGGCTTTAACAGCCTCTGGGGTATTTTCGCCCTGGTATGCCACACGGAGCAGTGCGCCCACACCATCCTCGGGGATTCCAGCCTTAGCAAAGGCAAGTTCCTTTTGGAGTGTTGCTAACTGTTCCCGTGAGGATTGCACTTCTTGTGCTACCTTTTGGGCTTCACGTAGCTGTTTCCGAATGTTCGGATCCAATACGTTAGTATCTTCGGTTTCTTCAAGTTCAAAGTTGTCCATGTCGCTCTCTAGCATTTACGCAGATAGGTAAGAGGCACCTATCCGATGTTGGGTTTGCACTACTACGCACCAGAGGATGTGCAGCCTTTGGCGGCTTAACGGCCTAGCGCACCTCGTAAGGGCCAAGCTCTCGTTAACATCCATTGTATCAGCAGAAAAAGTCTTGTGGGGGCGCCGTTATCTGATTTGGCACCGTTTTATTATCGGATTTGGCATTTGAGTAAAAATGCAAAGATATGGCAAAACCATACCGGAACTGGGATAGTTCTGCCATCAAAAGTGGGGGAGAAGTGGACAAAAACGATAGAGTGGAGCAGTCGGGTTCCTGCCCGATACACTCAAAGGGTTACAGTCGAAGGGTATCGCTGGGAAGCGAGGCTCCTAGACCCTACTGGGCGTACCCTGCACCCTTGACACCGGACTGGTCTGCCAGCATCTGACCACCAGCCTTCGACGCTTGTGCGCGTTCCTGTTGGGCTTGCTCGACCTGCTGTTGTGCGCCTAGTTGGTCGGTGCCGTAGCCTCCGATAGCGGCTCCAAGAACGTTCTCGGAACTAGCAGTGGTCTGATTGGTCATACCGTAAGACTGCTTCTGCAAATCACGGAGGGAGTTCGCTTGGTCAACTGCCTTATTTGCCGCCTCTTGGGATACACCCGAGAATGGGTTGTCGATGAGGGCGGTAAGTTTGTTGCCTTGGTCGGCGTTGATACCGGCACTAGCACCACGTACCTGCATTGAAGCACTAGCCATCTGATCCTTGATGCGCTCGTAGCCGTTAACAGGATCAAGAATGTAATGCGCCGCTTGGCCAGGACTAAGATTCCATTGCTTTTCCAGCATATCTTTAACACCTTGGGGAGCATTCTGATACGCCTCGACTGCTAGTTGGGCGCGCTGGGTCAAAGTCTGGGGAGTGATGTTATTAGCAATCATGGACGCAGTAGTCGCAGCGTCAAGTTTTGGCATGCCGTATTGTGCCATCACTGTCTGATAATCAGTGACTGCCTGCTGATACTGTGCTGGGGTTTGTACGTTGATGGCATTGCCCGTTTGGTGTGCCGTGACTAAACCAGGGAAATCTTTTTGAAATGCCTGAACGGTCTGCGCCAACGCACCGGTTGACCCCTTTGGATCATAGAGTGCGCTCTCGATTTGCTTGGCAGTCCAGCCGGAGTTCACCGCTTTAATAATCTCATTTTGCACAGCTGGTTTGTCAAAGGTTGGCCAATACTGCATAAATGCATCTACGCTGTCGTAGTTACGGTTCTGCGAGTAAGTCCAGTTCTTCATAATGGCGCCGCCAGAAGCATTGGACTTGTAAGGGTATGTGGCAACGTAGGAACTAATAGTGTCAGGTGCCGATGTAGGAACTACGCTTACACCGATGCGGTTAGCCGCATCTCCCATGGCATTGTTAATAACGTCTCGCATGTGGAGAAAAGTGCCTTGTGTTTGCCAGTTTTTGTAGGCTTCACCGCTTTTTTGACTCATTCCAAGCGTGGAGAACAGCGTATCAAAAGCAGAGTTTTGCACCCCTGTCAGTTTGTTATCATGGCGCATCATGGTCAGTGCTGCTATGTCCTGCGACGAAACGTAGGACGTGCCGTTGATATTATCAAGTCCAAGACCCTTACCGATATCGGAGTATGAGACAGGGATGTACACTCCAGTTTGAGTAGCCCACTTGCCAAACTGACGTGCAGCAATCGCCTTTTTGTCGCCTACTAGATATTTTTTAGCGTAATCAAGTTGCTTAAGTGTACCGGTACTATTGGCATTGGAATCTAAGATGTTGGAATCAGCCATCGTTACGCCTTTCGTGGAGTGTGGAGTAGGTTATGAAGTTCGCTCAACACAGCATCCTGCTGGGCCTGTCCTTTTTCGGTCTTGTGGAAACCGAACTCTGGGTTTGTCAGGAGTTCCTGGCGCCAGTGTTCTAATGACATGGGGGTAGGGCGTCCAGTCTTCTCGTCGACATTACCTGTAAGAGCCTTATTCCAGTTTGGGTCGGTAAAGTTAGGCTCCACCTCTTGCCCGAGGGTCTGCTTTGCCAGCATGCGGTACGGATCGAGAAGCGCCTTGACAGGGATACCTTGCTGGATTTGTGGTGCAAGCGTGGGGTAGAGACCTGATGCCATTTGCTGAATGTATTTTGAGAACTCACCGACTGCCTCGGAATGCTTCGTGTGGCGACCTGCAAGGTTCTGGCCCCAGTCCTTGATTGCTTCAAAGTCCATGGGAACGTGGTTGTCTTCGGCTACCTTCTGCAAAGCACCGAGGACGTGGAAGTTGTGCAGGGTATCATCTCCCTGTGGTGTGGCGTCCATGGTTGGAGTAGCTTCTGGCATAGTTTCGTTAGGCGTTGTCACTTAGCTTTAATCCTCTAAAAATCGAAATGTAACCTGATGTGATAACAGGGTGTTGCTTGACAAAATCAGTCAAGTAGGCTTTCCAGTCATCTTCGAATGACTGCTTCCAACCAGTACCTGCATACTGCCAAGACTGGTGCATCTCATCATACTTACTAATGATTTGCTTTACTAATGGTACCGTTTCTTTAAAACCAGTGCGGTCGGAAAGATTTTGGACACCAGTTTTGCTGTTAAGCATGTCTCGGACTTCCTTGAAAGCGGCTACACGAATAACCTTGGTGTCACCTTGACTTTGCGCCCAAATGGTGTTCTGACTTCGGTAGTCGCGCTTAAGTTGCGAAAGTAGTGCAGGATCATCTCCACCCTGGTCTTTGACAAACTTCGGCAAGAACTCATAGGCATACCAGTTGCCCTCTTGTCGACGTGCTTCCTTGTACACCGAACGGGCATCAAGGTTAATACGCGAACCAGAGATTTGTTGATTATGGTATTCCGCAGAATCAAACTTTGCACCTTCCTTTGTGTGTGGTACAAAAGCCAGCGCGCCAGATGGGTATTTGTCGAATACATCAGGGTTAGCATTAGTGATACGTGACATATCAACGGTTGCCTGTAACGGTAGACCTGTTGTTGAAGCGGTGCTGTGTGCGGCGAACCAAACGGCATCAAGATTGTCATTGTACAACTTGGCTAGTTTGCCACTATCAAGACCAGCAATCTGTGCATCACGGACAAGTTTTTCCAACTCTGGTCGAGCAGAGGTAAGTTGCAATGATAGAGGCGAAACAAACGAAAGAACAGATCGAGCGGCGTAAAGAGCTAATGCACCTTGCTTAGTCTCGTTAAGCATTTGATTCATCGACTTGTTTTGCCACATTTCCTTGATCGGCCCAAGGACAACTTTGCCGTTCTCAATGATTCCTGTTTCTACCAAGTGGCGAGCATTCTCTCGAACACTGTTGGCGTATTTGGCAGGTTGCTCTGTCTTGTATGCAGGGTTGCTCTTATCAAAGTAGTTTTGCATGTACTTTTCTGCAATCATGTACCGTCTGCGGTTTTCTTGCGCCAAAGCGTCCATCATCAGGCTCACCTGAATAGCGTGAAGTTGCATCGTAACCGAGTTACGACCACCTAGTTGAAAGGCCGCTAGTGAGGTGGCAGCTCGAATACCAGAGTTAGGTACCATCATTTGAAAAGTGCTGGCATTAGCGCCGATTTTGCCAAGGATTTGTTCGTTAGCCTGCTGAATCCACTTTTGGTGAGGGAATCTCATAGCAAGTTGACGTAATGGGAATGCTACTGCTGGCCCGAAATCAGGCTTAATAGAATCGAGCAACGAAACGGCACTGCCAGGGTTGCTACCCGTGGGGTCAGTCCAAGGCATAACAGATGCCAACGAAGTAAGTGATCCGGTTAAACCAATCGGTACTCCACTAGCAGGAGCCATGCCAAAAAAGTGCAAAACGTCAGTAGCATAACGACCAACCATTGTCGAACCTGGCAACAGCATTCCATTTTGATTGTCTAGGTTAGCCATGGTGTCAGCGCCATAGTGCTGCATAGCGAGCATAGAACGAACATACGCTTGGAAACGGGCTGGGTCTTCAATAGCAAACCGCCCAGCTCGACGGAGCGCCTGATTCTTAGCAAACCAGAATGGGAGATAGGCTCTTGACCATTGTTCTAGGACGTATCGGTCAGCAGGGTTGTGAACGAATGAGATAGCCTTAATGACTGCGCGCTGGCGAGCAATATTACGAGCCACCGCTGGGTCAAGGTCTTTCCATTGCTCTAGGTGATCTAGCGCCTTGTTGTACTCCATGAGATACAAAGGCTGGCGGCTAAGAGTGTCAATGATGGGCTGGGAGAACCGGTCATGGATTGCGCTAGAGGCGCGTCCAATCGTGGCATTGAAAACATTGTCCATAAAACCACCGATTCCCTTGGCAGATGCCGTTGGTGTGGGAATGTAGTTAGGGAAATGAACGCTAGTTTCGCCACTAGTGTCTTTGTACTGTTCGGCAATGGAACGCTTGGTTACTGCACTCTTAGTAATGCGAGTAGTTGCTTTGTACTTTTCCGGTGTGTACTTGGCGCGAATCATGTCCGATTTTTCTTTGTCGGACAAATCTTGGAACGCTTGATCCTTGTAGTCAGGAGCAAAGCGTGGGCCAACACGGGACGCTGGCAGACCAAAGTAAGTGTGTTCCTCTGGGGTCAACGTTTTAAGGTCGCTAAAGTCCTTACCCGAGTGCAGCAGAACTTCGTGATGAGATTGCATTTTGCCAGGAAACTTTGCGCCGGACGTTGCCCGTACATTAAGTTCACGGTGAGCTTCAATACGTGCTTGCTCTAAGGTTGGGCGTAGGTACAACTCTTGGATTCCCTCTGCTGTTTTAGGCAAGCGGTTGTTAGCAAGACGTTGGAGAACGTGGCGGTGGAACCGAGATTCCGTCATATTCTCAAGAGTGAATCGAGCGTTAGATGGGCCTCGACCATGGGTAAGCCACAGAATATGTGTCATCAGGCTATGCGCCCACTCACGGGTGGAATCAACGTCACGAAGTCGTCGAGACATAAGCTGACGTGCTTCTACGGAGTTAATGTCCGTAATGCCAGGGGTTGACAAAACTTCTTTTTGAATGCGCTCTAATGTGTCTCGGTTGATAGTTGCTTTACGAATAAAATTGTCGTAAGTCTTGGGGTCTGACCTCATAAGTTGCGACAAAGACGCCGTGATATTGTCTTCGGCCTCTTTCAGGCGCCAGCCAAGCGACATGCCAACATGTTGTTGCGGAGAAAGAAACTTGTAAAGGATTTGTGCTGACTTACGACCCACGGGGCTATTAGCGACATCATACAGTTGGCTAGATAAAGCCCTCATTGTGTCATCATTTAAAGCACTCGATGGCAACCATGATCCGTTGGTATTACCCTTAGCAAGTTCATTACCTAAAACGCTGATTCTTCCGTCAACGTGCTGTGAACTTAAACCTCTTAAATTGCCGCCAGTTTCTTTGATGTCTTGCGCTGCGCGCTCAACGAGCTTGCCTAGACCACCGCCTCGGGCGACACCCTTCATAAACTCATGTTCAACATCGTTTAAAGCTTGCAAACTATTATGAACTCTTTGCATAATCCAGTTGTGTTCTACTGAACCACCGATTTCTTCGCCAACAACCTGCTTGGCTCCGCGGTTAGCAGCTTCAATACCTTTAGCAACATGGTGGGCGAGTAGTGCCTTGCCGAACTCTTTACCACCAAGACGGAACATCGTAGCGATGGTTTCACTGCTAGACACACGGGTAGCGAAACCAATAGTTGCAAGAGCCATAGGACGGAAATACTTGTCAATCAACCATTCACGGGTAAAATCGTGAAACATGTGTAGACCCTCGGATGTGTTAATCATCCGTTTTTCAGGAGCATCAAAAAACTCGTAGTTGCCAATCTTTTTTTGTACTTCTTCAACTTTTTGGTCAATCAGCGACTTAGATTGCACCCCAAGGTCATCAAAGTATTTTTGAAGTGTCATCAAGTGATCAAGGTCATCGTTGTTTCGCTTTATCCCAGCAGCTTCATCATCAGTAATCTTTTTGTTTAAAGTAGTGATTTCATCAGAGATAAGATTTTGACGGTGGGCGATTTGAAGACGTTGCACTTCAAATGGACGACCAATGATTTCGGCAGCTTTGTCAAGTACAACATTTTTCAAACTCTTGCTTCGATTGCTGGCAAGACCCTTGGCCACATATCGAATGTAATCATCAACAGCTTTGTAGTCAGGGAGCGTAATGAGGTGTTCGTGCGATTCAAGTAGACCAGCTGTGGGGTATTGCGAACTGCGCTGAAATGGGTTTCGACGGTCAACTACCTGGCTAATGTCAGCACCGGAATAGTTCCCAGACGCTCCACCACCACCCCATGCGTTAGCATACTCGTCCATAAGGGGAGCAAACTCTTTTTCTAAAACGTTACGTAGTTCAAGAGCATCGGTACGACCGAGACCACCAGTACGAACTAGGTCTTGCAGAACCGCCTCGGAGTGGACATGGAATGTGTCACGGATAGCATTTTCAAAAACTACTTTCCATTCACGCGCATTGGCAGTGTTGGCAAGACGGTTGATTGTCCAGTCAACAACATGAGGATCCATCCCCATAGCCAAAAACATTCGGCGGCCTAGGTCAAGTGATCGAGGGTCTCCAACCTTGATTTCTTTATTGGAGAAGTTCATCATGGCGTCAAAGTAGGTTGGCTTGAGGCTGACGGCACCGCGAGCAAGTTTGCCTTGTGCGCCAGGAGCTTTACGAGTTACTTTTTCTCCGGCGCGAGTATTACCTGGTGTAAAGCGGTTGCTTTCACGAAGTGCTGGAGTAAGTTCCTTTTGCGCTTCTAAGTTTTCTGTGTATTTCTTGTCTTTGTATTCCGTAAAACGTCCGTATGACGGCATGCGGTTTGGGTTGGCTAGTGCATGGGTCTCGACCGCCTTACCAAGAACATTCACTACATCCTCTGGCGTTTCAGCGCGTGATAACAAATGAATCAAGTTGAGGGCTTGGTGGCCAGCTTCGGGGGTGACTGTGTTAGCGAACTGGGGGAACACGCGAACGATGCGAGACGCGGAACTAACTTCTGCACCGTATTTGGCAAAGACGCGTCCCTCCAGCATTTTGTTAATCTGCTTCATCTGGCCACTAGCCTTAAGCAGATTTACTTTCTGGCGAGCCTCACTTGGTTTTTTACCGCTGGCAATGTGCTTACGGTAAATCTGGTCAAAGTATTGCTTTTCCTCTTTAGATAAGGCTTCACGAAACTTTGTGTTTGCCTCTCGACTATGGGTGGCAATGTATTCAGCCATCTTTTTAAAAGCAGGATTGCTTTCGTACATGCGATACACGTCAGTTTTGCTAGTAAGTGCTGGGAGAGATTTGCCAAAAGGCAATGCTTTCATAACTCCAATGCTGGGATCGAAGTTAAACATGGTCAGCAAATCAGATACACCGGAAAGAGCATCAAAAGTAAAAGTGTTTTGGCGAAGACCAATCGAACTAGCCAGGTCTCGACCTAGCGAGACTGGGCGACCAGTGTTAGGGTCACGGTAGTTTTTACCGTCTCTAGTCGCCTCCCATGCATCTTTCCATCCCTTAGCCATTCCGGCAGCATCAGTATTGGCAGCAAGGTAGGCAGAAGTTTGGATGTTGATGGGAACTCGATAATGGTTCCATGAGTAGTTAAAAACCGAGTTCGTAGCGTTGGCGGCTCCCTTGAGACCCTTGCCTACGCCAGCAGAAAGACGGTCAAAGTTGTTTCCGTACTTGCCAGTAGCAGCGAGAAGTTCTGATTCAAGTGGATCAACAGAATCTTTAGCACCATGCCGGAGCGCAAGATCAGTGAGTCTTTTCAGGAGGGCAGTGCGCTCTGGGTCAGGCTTGCTAAGAATGAACTGGTGAGCCATACGGAGATACTGGGTGTGTTGCGATTCATTGCCAGCAGCTTGTGCCATTAAACGTAGTTCTGGTGCGTCAAGGAACTTGATAGCATCTTCGCCTATCATGGCGGCGACTTGCTTACGAAGACCAACAATCTCCGAAGCCTTTAGGAGCATGCCAAGACCCTTGGTAGCAGTGTGTAGCAAAATACCGCTACCGATTACGGCGCCAGCAGCTTCTGCGGCGGCAGCCTTACCTTGGGTAGCCTCGATGTGGTGAAGCCACCGGACACTGTGCTGAATATTAGTAACAGATTCGATTAAGTTGCCAGCAGAGTTTGCTACCCCCATAATCCCACCGAAAACAGCATGCCCGATTGGGTTGCCATCTTCAAATGAATACTGTTGGTTGCCCGTTGATTTGTCGATAGTTGTAGGTGTAGCAGATTCACCTGTGGCGTAGGCAACTCCACGTTCAGCTTGAGTCAGACCCCATTGGACAGAGTTGGAGACCGATGTAAAAGCATTTCCTACTGCACCAAGTGTCTGCCCAAACACATCAGGAGCAAGACGGTTAGCAGCGTTTTGAGCAGCGTTACTCCACCCCTCTTGGCTATTCATCAAATCACGGTAGACATAGGCAAGGTCACTCATAGTCGCCATGTGTCGCATGTCATTAGCCTTGAGGTCTGACATGGCGGCTGCGAGAAGTAGTTGTGGGTGACGAATCAGGGTGCTGTCATTGCCTAGAGCGTGAGCAAGAGCAATAGCAGCATTTTCTTTTCCGGCTGCTGGATTGTCAATGTATGATTCAGGATGCCAAACCGAGTTGGCCTTTTTAAACCATGTGCCTTGCTGGTTCCCCGTAGGGTCAACACTGGCCATTTGCATGCCTTGATTTTTAGCCCAATCTGTTTTGGCTTTGCTTTGCCAGGTGGCTGCAAGATCTGGAGATAGTTGCTCCATTTGGTCAAGGCGGTTGGCTTCAATCTTGGCCTTGCGCTCGGCAGCCATTTGGTCTAGTTGTTCATGTGCGATAGCCGTGGGGCCAGATCCGACAATAGGTTGCTGGGTATCAACAGCAACTGCTCCGGTATGTGGCCGACTAGGGGCATACATAGGAGTAGAAGGCGGTGTTGCTGGCGCAGTTGCCGTAATCGGAGTTTGTGGTGTTGCCATTAAATAACTGCGTACCGCATAAAGTCGGCAAGGTCACGAACAACTGAACTTGAGTATGGGCCTTTTGCCATGGTATCAAGTGCATCTAAAATACGCTGATGTTCAGGGTCACGCTGGATTACTCCACCAATGGCATTATTACGCCCTCCCTCATGGCTGTCTAGGTAGTCCTGGAAAGCAGTGGGATTATCAGGAGCATCATGGAGAGTAGGCGTAGGTGCGCTTAATGGGCTACTAGTCGCCTCGGGAGTTGGCATACCGGTTGGAGCAGGAGCAGGGGCTGGCATTCCAGCATTCTGACCTTCTAATGGCATGGCACGTTGGGCGGCACGTTGAGCGCCAGCTTCACCATAACCTTGACCGGTAGCAGCCTGGATAGGCAATGCTTTCGTGTCGTTTAAGTCAGTACGGTTAGCGTAAGCAGTTCCATCGGAACCACCTCGCTTGCCACCTTTACCAGCTCTCGGCATCGTCTACATCCTCTACTAACTGGATTAAATACAAATGACAGGGCATACAAACTGCTTGGTCAATCGTAGCATCATCATCAAGCGGATCGGGGAATAGTTCAACGTCTTCTTCTTTGCAACGCCAACATACGCCGAACACTCGAATCTCAACCATTATTGGACAAGACCTCGTTCTGCGGCTGACTGATTAGAAGGTCGACGAAGACTTGAAAGCAATGATTGAAGGTCGCCTTGACCTGGTGCCGGTTGGATTGGTGCGCCTGGTTGACCGCCAGCGGCCATACCTGGCATTTGGTCAACCATGTTTGGCTGCTCTGGGTTAGCGGCCTCTTGTCCAGGGGGAGCCATCTCTTGTCCCTGCTGTTGAGCTTGCTGTGCCATGGCTTGCTTTTTCTGCATTTCCTCATGGACACGATTTACTGCTACTTCAAGAGGTACGTGTTCACTGGCCTTAATAACAGCGATGCGAGCAATGCTGGCAGGGTCAAGCTGGCCAGACGAAGCCTGCTGTTCTAGTCCTGTGAGCAGAGCCTGACGGATACCTTCAAGTTCAACTTGGTCGCGCTCTCTGGTTGGGTCTTCAATCGCTGGATCCATTTCACGTGCCGTTTGCTTCGACATGATTCCTGTCCCCACGCGCTGTCCAATAGCGATAACCATTCCGTTGATGTCGGAGCCAGGGACAGAGTACTTGGCGTAACACAGGTCGGTTTCGAATGCTTCATTTGGTACATAGTCCTTTTGGGTAACGACACCAGACGTACCCATGACAAACTGACTTGGTTTGTCGCCATAATAAGCCTTCTGAAAGGCGATGGCACGTCGAATCTCTGCCTCCATACTAGCAGCAAAGATTTCTTGGTATTCCTGAATAGGCATGTCGATTGTGCTACCCATGACCATCTCGCCTCGACGAGCAGTACGGATGTTCGAGCCTGATTCTCCACCAAACTCTGATGGGATACCAGCGGTGATGCGCTGGGCGCGCTCCAAACGATCTTGCGCCATTGCGCCGGCCTGCGAAGGTTGTATTCCAACCGTCTGCAACATACCGTTTTCAATCATTCCACGGCGACCCTGCTTACCATCGGCCTCCTCAACAATACGAGGCTTGCCGCTAGAGTTAGGGTGCGAGACAATCCATTCGTCTTGGAAAATGCTGCGGAATACGGCGATAGTCTCAAGAGCATCAAGTTTAGCCTGACGCTGGTACATACCAAACAACTGGTCGAACTGACCGGAAAGACGGTCTAGGGTAACACGTCCTGGCATGACCACTGGGCAAATACCAGCTCGGTTTGGGATACGCTCCAAGACAGTTTGCATCGACCCACCAGATGACGGATCATTGTAGCCATTGGGGTTTCTCATAGCGCCCATGGCGACTAATACTGTTTCTTCGGCGTCTACGTATTCAAGTATTTCAAACAGCGAATCTTCACGCTCTTTGGCGGTGTAGAGGACGCGAGCCTGCTCGGGGTAGTTGGCTCGAAGCCATGTCAAGGGTCGACGGTCAACGAAGATGCAGTTTTCGGGTTCAATGTTGTCAGGGTCGTAAGACTGCGATGGGAATGTAGAAAGTGGGTTACGAGGGCGCCAATAGGGAATCTTGCGCTTGTCGTTAGGGTCAAGGGAGACTGGAGAAATGCTGACTGGGGAACTACCATATGCAGTCATAAAGCGAGCGCGTCGGCGCATCTTCATTGCATACTTGTTCATGTCCATCCAGCCAAGGGTGGCTAAACGGCGCTGGCGAGCCTTATCCTCGGATGCCTGAATGCCAGGTCGGAGGGCAGGGAATGCTACATCGGGCATAACCGATGCAATCCGCATGGAGAACTGGTCAATGCCTTGGGCGATTAGGTTGGCAACCGCTGGCTGCTCAAGATCGTCAAGTTCTGGCAAAGGTACGACAATCTCACCGTTGTAATGGCGTCGAGCTTCATCCATGCGTTGAATGACGGGCGCACGTTCACGACTGCGCTGATGGTACAGGTTGACGATTTCTTCTGCTGTTTTCAAACTCTAGTCCTCAACCAACTTGGGCGCCATGCTGTCGATTTGCGCTGATGCGTAGGCGTGTAGATATTAGGCAGGTTCCATTCACCAAACCACTGCGCCATAACACAGTCATCGGTACGGCCATAAGGGTAGTGAGTTACCTCCTCTACCAGCTTAAGGCTAATGATTCTGCCTTCATTTCTCCATGGTAATCTTACACGACCAAAGCGATAATGTGGGGCGATTGTCTCAACACCATATTCTCTATCGGTTTTATTGCGTCCAGTGTCGTGACCAATGATGTCCACGCCATACTGCGCTCGCCATCGACGAACGTGATCGTATTGAAGCAAAAACCGTTGTGCGGCGTTCTGTTCTACAATCCATGTGGAGATTGGGAACCCAAGCGAAATGCTCATGTTCTGCCAATCGTTCATTACACCGACAAACTCTCGGGTGTCTGGGTGATAGTCAAGAAAATCTGGTGCATCCATCTTTTGACGAATCAGGTCAATCAGGAATCGTTGCTCTGATTCGGGGTGGTAGACCCACCATTGAATAGACCAGTAGTTAGTGGGCGATGGGTCAGCTGTGGCATAGGAAACACAGTCAGTAGCGTTCAACCCACGTGGTAGCTCGAGACGGTCTCGGTCTTTATCAAGGCATCCTGGAAAGTCGTCGTCGCCGTAAATCCATGGTTTAGGTACGAGTACCTCGGTAGGGTCGATGTCCTCCTGCTGATAAACAACGGTAAATCGCTCACCACGGTTTTCTCGAAGGGTCTGAATCTTGCGCCATGGCAAACGGCGAGGAGATAACAAACATCCGTCAGGATACGCTTTGGCGTTCTTGCCATGTTCCCCAGTGCAAATGTCGTCATAGTGGGCTTTGAAAATAATGTGGTGATACTTTTTGTCTGCTCGGTCTAGTCGGCGCCCATCGTCCAATACTTCGGCGGCAGCCTCCTCATCCTCATCCTCCTCGTCAAGTGGAGAGGTCATGTCTAGGGCATAGCGGTAAAGATCGTCGGATGAGATTCTCTGACCCTGCAAGATAAGCAGTCCACCTGGCTCAAGACGGGTTTCACCAACGTCGACCCACATATCTTGCAAATCCTCTTTCTGTTCAAGGCTGCGGAGTTTGCGAGGGTCTACAAGGTCGTCCCAGATAACAAAGTCGTAACGTCCACCGATGAATGCCGTGTCTCGTCCGTAGGCAGACCAGGTAGGTTCCTTTTCGGCAATGGCACCAGCATCGTCATACTGCATAACGATAAAAGCATCACTAGTCCACATTTCTCGGTCTAGTGGCTTAAACCGTCCAAAGTCCATGGCAAGGGTAGATTCGGCATCCAGTGCATCCCCACGTCGAAGCAAGGTCGGGTCTGCCTTTTCTGGTTGCACACGTTCTAATGATCTACGGAGACGTAGTACATTTCGCTTGGCAAGGCTCATAGTTGCGGAGCCAACCATCCCACGGATGTTGCGGTTTCTGACTGTTACCCATGCAGGGATGTCATGTACAAAGCAAGCGGTCTTACCAGCACCAGGAGGAGCGTTGATAACTACGTATTCTTCGTTAGG